GTGGCGATACGTGGGAATCTGTTGCAGACACAATGCCTGTGGGTCTTGGTGTATGGGAGAGCTGCCGTGATGACTACCGCTTTATCGGCGCAGGTGGAACGGCCATCAAATTTACCAGCGATGTGGGCGAGACCTTCGTGGGGCTGGAAGGTAATCTAACCTATATTGCCCCCTTGATTGACATTTATTTTGTGAGGTTTATCGAATAATGGATAACAGCATCCTGCTCAATATCGAAAAGAGTTTTGCCGAAATGCTTCCCGCTGGGTGGGTTGGGAAATATGCCGCGTTCATGGGCAATGCCAACGGCACAGTCAAGGCCAATAAATATAACGACGTGTATGTGATCAAGCACGATCGCAGCGTTGAGACTGTGCGCAATACCAGAGTCCCAAACCAGGCGAAGCTGGCTGTCATCGTTGGATATGACGATGATAATCCCACTCTGCTCCAGGTGTTGAGGGAAGTCAACGCCTACCAGAAGCCGCCCTACTCGCCGATCGCTGAACACGCAGATCCGAACCATACGCGTTGGGGCAGGGATCCTGTCTTTGTATCACTTCAACAGGTGGTTGATCTGCTCCCCTACCCTGAGAGCTTCACAGGCATGACCGTGCAGCTGCGTGGCGGTAATTACTATCTTAATGGCGACCACGTGCTCGACAATCAAATTGTTGACTTCTCTGCAGAGATCCCAGCTAGTGGCGCTTGCTGGGTACTGGCTGAAGTGGACGAGGCAAAGGTCATCACCCTGAGGGCAGGTTCCACAGTTGCAAGCCGCGAGGTATTGACTCCCGAAGATATCCCTGCGAGCACGGTCGATAAGCTCAGGCTTTTTGCGGTGAAGTGCTATTTTGGTCAAACTCGCATTGTCCAAAACAAGACAATGCAGGACATCTACATCATTCATTCAGCGGCAGGTGCCGGCGGAACTGGAGGCGGCGGTTTCGACATTCCGATTGTGACCATAGATCCAGCCACGCCCGCTGATGGTGATATGTGGCTTTTGAGAGAGACAACGGGCGCGATCGCGGACGGAACGCCTATCGGTTTATTGCTTGCGCTGACATACACGGGCAACACAGGCAGCACGGCTCCGCTTCAGCTTTCCGCGTGGGATGACGATGCGAGCACGATCATTCGATATGCGAGTTTATAAAGGAGATTCGAGATGGCAGATAATTTACCTGTAACCCCTGGTAGCGGATATTCCGTTGGGACCGATGACGTTTCAGGCGTTCATTACCAGAAAATCAAAGTGGATGCGGGCGGAGATGGCGTAAGCGTTCCAATCATTGCAGGACGTCAGGCGGCTGCGGCCTCGGTGCCTGTTGTTGTGGCAAATGAGGACAAGGCTATTTTTGGCGCAGTGGATGAAACCGCGCCTGTCTCAGATACCGCTTCGAGCGGCATAAATGGACGTTTGCAGAGAATTGCCCAGCGCATCACGTCGTTGATCGCTCTTCTTCCAGCCGCATTGGGGGCAGGTGGCGGTATCAAAGTGGATGGAAGCGGAACAGCTCTGCCTGTCTCTGCCACTGATTTGGACATTCGGAATCTGGTCAACACGGACGTTGTGACGGCTGAACTTTCAGCGACGGATAACGCCGTTCTGGATGCAATCGCGGCGGTTGAAGGCGCAACCAACGGTGCGGCGGTCATTACTGATGCGGATGGAACCATTCAGCAATACCTGCGCGGACTTGTCAAGTTGTTGATCACGAGCGGCACCATCGTTCTGGGCGCAGGGACGGCGGCCATCGGCAAACTGGCAGCCAACAGCGGCGTGGATATTGGCGATGTGGATGTTACCTCGATGCCCACAGGCGCGAGTGCGGCACAAGTGCAAGGCACGGTGGCGCATGATTCGGCGGCAGCGCAAAACCCATTACCGCTTGGCGGATATGCGGTCAGTTCTGAGCCTGCGGCGGTGGCGAATGCAGATGTAGCGCGATTGCTGACCGACCTTGTGGGCAAGCTGATCGTTTTGCCGTATGCGAACCCCGAGAACTTTGTCAGTGGAGCAATTACCTCTGCGATGACTGGCACGACCAGCACCTCACTGGTTGGGGCTCCTGGCTCGGGTTTGCGGAATTACATCACCACGTTCATCGTTTCCAACGCACATGCCACAGTTGGCACTGACGTTGTTATTCAGGACGGCAACGGTGGAACTACCCTGTTGACCATCCCTGCGGCGGCGGTTTATGGCGGCGCGGTGATTACCCTGCCAACACCCCTGCGTCAACCCACTACAAATACTGCGCTGTATTGTGCCAATGTCACAACAGGAGCAAGCACCAAGGTTTCAGCGGTGGGATACAAGGGCGCATAATGAATACATGGCTGGCTGACTTCATCGAGAAGACCGACCTGAACAGATACCCCGTTGCCCTGCGCACACGGGGCGGCATTGGTTTCCAAGTTGGAACTCAGGTGATCTCGAATTTTGTCGGTCATCCTGTACATTATCGAGATGGGCAGGAATGGAAGCCGATCACACTGAGACACGAGAACGGTCAATTCGAGGGAAGCCGCTTCGGGTGGAATGGATTCGCCGTCACCTTTCGAAAGAGAGTCCTGTTTCAGCCTGAAAGCATCACCTTCAACGGTGTGGTGCGACCGTTGAAATTCTTCCGCGAAGAGAATCGCATGGTGGCATATGTGCCAAAGATCGGCACGTATGAAATCATTTTCTCAGAACGCGGCGTGCGTGAGCTGCTCACCATCCCCGAACCGCTCGAAGGCGTACTGAGTTTTCAGGTAAACCATACCGAAAAACCGCGAGAAATGCACAAGCATCCGCGCCGGCTGATGGGTGTGGATGGCATCGAAGGCGATGTGTACACGCTGACCAAGGATATGAATTATCCGCTGGAGATCGATCCTGATTATTCGGGCACGACGGGCGATGGATATGTGCTGGGCAATCAATTTTCTTATGCAACCGCACGCAGTACATCTTCTAGTTTCAACATAACAAACACAACGATGCTTTGTGGGCAGACCTTTGTTGGCACTTACGAGGTTGATCGTGCATTTCTGAAAATGGACACCTCTGGCATTCCAGACGGTGACACGATCTCGCAGGTCAATTTGAATTTGGCTTGCACGACCGACAACTCCACTACGAATTTCGATGTAGTCATTCGCAAACAGGATTGGAGCGGACAGGACCCGATCGGCGCGGGGAATCGGGAGGCCGCTTTTGATGGCTGTCTTTCGGCATCCAGCGACGATAACATCTGGCGCAACACCAGCGGCATGAGCACAAACACGCTCTATGCCAGCGGCAATCTTGCTACGGCCTATGTGAGCAAAACGGGCTACACCTATTATTCATTGCTTTCCTCGCGGGATGTTTCCAACACTACACCAACGGGCGCCGAATATATTGCGCTGGCGACACAGGATCACGGTACCAGCGGATACCGCCCTGTGTTGACCGTGGTTCATGCGGCAGCGGCCACCCGAAAGTCATTGGCTCTTTTGGGGGTTGGGTAAATGAGTACCTGGCTTGCGGATTTTTTCGAGCGGAGTGACCTGAGTCAATACCCTGTGGCTTTACGCACGCGGGGCGGCATTGGTTTCCAAGTTGGAAGTGTGGTGGTTTCGAATTTTGTCGGCCATGCGGTGCATTATCTTGATGGGCGTGAGTGGAAGCCGATCACGCTGAAGCACAGCCACGGCAAATTTGAGGGAAGTCCGTTCGGCTGGAATGGGTATGCGGTCACATTCAAGGGCAAGGTTCTTTTTCAACCTGAAAGCGTCACCTTCAACGGCGTGATGCGACCGCTTGAATTTTTCCGCAAAGAAAACAGGCTGATCGCGTATGTGCCGAGCATCGGCACTTATGAAATTCTTTTCACTGAAAACGGCGTGCGTGAATTGCTGACCATACCCGAACCGCTGGACGGCGAGTTATCTTTTCAGGTGGCGCACGCGGCAAAACCAAAGAGCCTGCACAAACAGAAGCGGCGCGTGATTGGCGTGGATGGGCTCGAAGGCGATGTATACCAGCTCACGAAAGACATGGCTTATCCGCTGGTGATCGATCCTGATTATTCGGGAGATTCTGGTGATGGGGTTGTGTTGGGGTCAAGCACGGTATATGCCACTGCACAAAGCACAGCTACCAACCACGGCACAGCTACAGACTATATCTACGTGGGGCAATATTACAGTGCCCCGAATTATGTTGTGCATCGCATGTTTGAAAAATTTGACACGAGCGGCATTCCAGACGGCGATACGATCTCAAGCGTTGTGATGACCCTAACCGCTCAGTCGGATGCGTCTGCTACAGATTTCGATGTGCAGATCAAGAAATGCGATTGGTCTGCCTCTGATCCGTTGTCTTCTGGGAACCGTGACACGGCCTATGATGACTGCGCTGCGGCGGCGCAGGATGACAATATCTGGCGCAATACCAGCGGCTTGAGCACAAACACGCAATATGCATCTGGAAGCCTTTCGACCGCATGGGTTTCAAAAACTGGATACAGCTATTACGGGCTGATGAGTTCGCGGGAAGGCACGACCCCAACTGGAAACGAATTCATTGCAATCAACTCCACCAATCACGCCACAGCATCCTATCGTCCATTTTTGACGGTGACACATGCGTCAGCAAGCCGAAAATCTCTTGCCTTGCTTGGCGTGGGCTAATAAAGGAGCAATATGAAACAAACAACTCGAAATATCCTTGCAACTGCCGGCGCGGTTGGCGTTCTGATCGCCACAGCCATTGGGCTGAACGTGCCGACGGTTTATCCGAACGGGCTGATCGTCACGGTGCCAGGCACAGTGATCCGTAATGCAGACATCACGAACCCAAACGGCGTCGGATTGATCATCCGTGCCGAGGGTGTGGTTGTGGATAACGTCAGAGTCCACGACACGAAAAGCCACGGGATCCTGGTGCAGGCCTCTAATGTCACGGTGCAGAATTCGATCATCGAAGGGAACGTTCGCGGAACCTGTTACCCGAATTGCTCAGGCGGGTGGGCGTCTGGCGTGAAGTGCCAGAGCTACAACGGCGGCGACGGCCTGGTGCATCATGTGAAGTTCTTGAATAACATCGTCAGGAACAACTACGGCGAGGGGTTTGGTCTTCGATGCGCGGACGTGCTGGTGAAAGGCAATACGGTCTACGATAATTTCAGCTACAACATCTATTTCAATTCGTGGAACATCGAGATCGATTCCAATTTTGTTTATTGCACGGACGATGCGCGTTACTTTCGTGACGGTCAACCCGCGGCCGGGATCGGTGGCCAGGAGGAAGGCTTCAACAACTGGCCGAAGTCCGCGCATGACATTGTCGTTAAGAACAATATTGTTTATGGATGCAAGTATGGATATCGCTATGGCGGTGCAGGCGGCGGTCCGAACCCGGGCCTTGTGCGTGCCAGCATCATCAATAATACGTTCTACAAGACCCGTGGTGACGAGATCTCGATTGTGTATGCACCCGCGCAGGAAGGCGTCATTATCCAGGACAATATTGCCAAACGAGTCAAATATGATGGCCGCGGCGCAGTGAGCTGGAATAACGTAGACGTGCCCTTGGTCGGCGGATATGACCCTGAATTGTTTCGGCCTGAGTTCCACTATGCCGGCGAAATGAATTACCCCTTTGATTTCTTCGGAGCTGCTCGGACCGTGTTCACGGTTGGCGCGGTGGAATGGCGCAGCCAGAGCGTTCCCACAATAACGACAAGCACTTCAACCCCCACAGCGACGGCCACACCAACCAAGACGCGTACACCTGCACCTGTGACTGCTCCCCCAACCAGGACTCCCACCATCACACCCACGCACGCCACGTGGACACCATCACCGACCAGGACTCCCACAGCCACATGGTCCGCTACGCCTACAGCAACAAGCACGCCGGCAGTGGCGCCGACCCTGCCATTCGATTGTTTTTTCAACCCGAGCGAAACGCTCGAGATCTGTATCCGACCTATTCAATAAGGAGATTACCATGACAACACTTTTCAAAAAAATCACAGTTGCCAATGATTTCGCGCTTTGTCATTTCAAGAGGGATATCCCTTGTTTCCAGTTCTCAGGATTTGGAGATCAAGACTTGGCGGGCGAGCGTGAGCTGAAGTTCCTGCTGAAGGCCATCGTCAACCTTGGCGATTTTGCAGATATGACCACGAAGGGTTTATCTGATCACTACCCAGCGCAACACAACCTGAATCCACTCCCCGCCCTGAAACGTAGTGGTGTGGTGCGTATTCCGATCGAGCCGAACAACTTCAAGGTGTGCATCACCATCCACCCTGACAGAGTGCTGGTTCCGTTCGTCTGGTACACCGAAGGCACCACCCAGGAGAAATGGGGACGCCTTGAAGCCGCAGTGCGCGAGACCATCCGCTTGATCGGCGTTCGGAAATAAAAAAACTCCCGCCCAGCTGAGGGAGTATGTGCATGATCGAGCCTGGGAAGAGGAACGGACATGCGACGTCGTGTTGCAATGCACGAGCCGGCGGCGGGCCTAGCCTACCAGTAAAACGCCGGTACTTATATTATACGAATAAACTATACGAAACACAAGCGAAGCCGCCGTTACCAGTGTAACGAGGGAACAGATATCATGCCTCGAAAAAAGAATGACCCCTCTCTTTTGCAAGAATGGGAAAAAGTAAAAGATACCATGCGGCAAAAGGATTTTGCCAGGCAACATGGCATGACTGTGAAAGCCCTCGAGATGGCTTTATACAAGCAGCGAATAAAAGAGACGAATCGCGAGCCTGAGCACGACCAGGACACTACAGAGAAGATTAACATCACACAGGATGGCCCATATACATTTGTCGAAAGCCGCTCCCTGCGCATCAAGACTCTGGAAGACCTGGTGCAGGCCTGCCAGATCGACCTCAAGAAGTACAGCGTCGAACGTTGGACCGCAAATAAATGGGAAGTTGGTGTGAAGCAGACAGATGGGACGGTTCTTATCGAACCTTTATTCCAGGTGAAAGCGAACCTGATCCCGATCCATCCTGAGCCCGTTCATATCACCTTGAAACCTGTGAGCATAGGCTCAAGTCCGATCAGGATCCCGAAGACCGCACATACCAGGGGTCGCGGCCTGGTGATTCCTGATACCCAGATCGGTTTCCGCAAGAACCAAACCAACGGACGGCTGGATCCATTTCACGATCGGGCCGCGATGGATGTAGCCCTTCAGATTGCGCAACAAAACGAATACACCGATATTACCTGGCTGGGGGATGTGCTCGATTTGAACGACTGGTCCGATAAATTCCTGAAAGAGCCTGAATTCTATTTCACGACCCAGCCGGCCATCTATGAGGCGCACTGGTGGATGGCCCAATTCCGCAAGGCAAGTCCCAAGGCGCGGATCAAGAAAATTGAAGGCAATCACGAGTACCGCATGCCCAAGATGCTTATTACGCACCTGCTGGCCGCTCACGGGCTTAGCACGGCGCAGGGCATAAGAACACCCGTTCTAAGCGTGGAAACGCTGCTGGGGCTGTCAGGGCTCGGAATAGAGTACCTGGGGAACTATCCGCACAATGAGGATTGGATGGGGCCTGTCAAGCTGATCCACGGCGATGTGGCCAAGTCGGGAACCACAGACACGGTCAAGGCAGTATCGGCGCATGCAGAAGAGACGGTCATCCAGGGACATATCCACAAGATCGAGATGGCATCAAGGACCATCCGCAGCCGTCATGGCATCCGCACGATCTCGGCATATTCTGCCGGCTGTCTTTGCCGCATCGATTATGTGGTGCCAGGTCACAAGCATCCCCAGCAATGGCAGCAGGGCGCATGCGAAGTGGAATGGCATGGTGAAGATTTCCAGATCACGCCGATCGTCATTCAGGATGGCCGCGCGATCCATCGTGGCAAGGTTTACCAGGCACGCGACGTTGTGCCTTTACTTAACAAAGATACCGAACAAGTACGAGACCAATGGAGCTTTACATGAACAACAAGGGAATGAAGATCTACATCGCAGGACCCTATACCAAAGGCGACCAGGCGGAAAACGTGCGCAATGCCATCTACGCCGGCAGTTTCATCGGCAACCTTGGACATTTCCCATTCATCCCGCATCTATCCCACTTCTGGCATATGATGATCCCTGAGAATTACGAGTATTGGCTGCGCCAGGATGAAGAGTGGCTTAAGTGCTGTGATGGGTTGTTACGACTCCCTGGCGAAAGCGCAGGTGCAGATCGTGAAGTGGAGCTGGCCAAAGCTCTTGGAATTCCGATCTATACGTCTGTGTTTGATATCCCCAGAATAGCAAAATAGGCACGACTGTTTTTATAAGTCGCATGAGGTAGAATATTCAAAGGCAATCACGCCGCGCAGGCTTGCTCTCTTCGAGGGTTGAGAACGCGGCTTGATTGTTCTCTTTGTCGAGAGAGACACACGCGCGCTTGAAACCACGGTAAGTGTAACAACGACGAAGACAGGAGCAGGGTCCGTGCGCACGGACCCTGCTTTACTTATAGGCCCCAGTTTCCAACGGGCGAGGCGAGCTGGTACACATTCTCGATATCCGTCTGAACGATGGCAAGATACCGTTTGACCATGTCGAGCGTTGAGTGGCCAAGGAGTCTCTGCAATGTGTATACGTCGCCGCGGTTGCGCAGGTATGAAATTGCAAAGGTGTGTCTGAAGCGATGGATGTTCACGCCTTTCACGCCGGCCCGCTTTCCAATTGCGATCAACATCTTGAGCAGGCGTGAGCGATCAAGCTGGCCAGAGGGTCCGCGGCTGGCAAATAAATACTGATCGTCTTTTGGATCATCACGGGTGGATAGGTATCGCCAGACCGCTTGTGCAGTCCTGGATGAATCGGTGTATTCGTCTGTGGTTTTCGGAAGCGGGTTCCCAAGAGGAACGCGCTTTTTCTTTACGGCCATCAGTTTACGCCTTGGCTTTTGTAGGCCGTGGTTTCTTTGCCGGCATGGCCTGCGCAGGCCCCTCGAGCAGGGCGTTCAGGATGCTCCTTGCGAGCTTGCGTTTATCGGGTGTAAGCATATCCACTAGGTGATTTAGTTCTTCGGTCTCTTGATCAATGTCTGATTTTTGGGGAAGTGAACCAGACGCCACTTTTAACAATATATCCCGCTCAATGTTCAAAGCATCCGCTATCAATATCAAGGTGTCAATGCTTGTTCCGCGTTCTCCGGAAATAATCCTGGATATTTGTGCCGGCGTTAGATTAACCCTTTGAGCAAGATCAACCTGGGATATTTTCTTTGTTTCAAGAACGTCTTTTATGAATTGGCCTAGTGTCATTTTGTAAAGGTTACCATTCAGGAAATGCCTTTGGGGTAATAAGTACGGACTGAAATTACCTACTTGACAACTGTTTACATTTGTGTATAATTACCTTCAAGGTAAGTAGATTGACCGAAAGTCAACAAACGAAGGAGCGAATAATGGCAGATACAAAAATGATCCGAGTAGGTGAGGAAGTCCACGCGAAGGTTTCCAAGATCGCCGACGCGAATTATCGCGGAATGGGCGACCAGGTCGCCTACTGGGCAGATCACACCTGTGTGCATCCAGTGGAATATCGGGAAGCCAAGCACATTTTGGTATTCCCCGTTGCACAGGCAAGTAAAAGCAAAGCCGCGCATCTTGGCAAAGGCCAGAAGCAGCGTGGCTTTTATTGTTCCATGTGTCATCAGTTGGTCATTCCTGATCTTCCCGAAGAGATCAACCAACTGGTCAACACCGCCGAAACCGTATCGTAAGAAGTGACAGGTAGCGATATGAGACGCACACCAGTTGGAGTCCTTAACGGAAATTGGCGAAACCGCGATTATTTTTTCTACGCCAAAGCCAAAGAACAGCCCTACACCCGCGAACAAATGGAGCGCATTATGTTCAAAAAGAAACTTCGCGCCGCCTATTGGAAACAGCGACTGGTTAACGCAATGGATGTGCTGCGCAGCGCCGACCCGCAGGGCTGGGAGCGCTGGTACGACAACGACAGCAACGTGCCGGCAGATGCTTTGGATAAAGACATCGCCTTGCTGGTCGAAGCCCGCGTGCGCGAGATCAAAGGCGAGTTTCCGCAGTTCAACATCACCATCGAACGCGACATCTTCATCTGGTCTGACAGCCTCGGCGTATTCGTGTACAGCAAAGAAGTTGGCAAGAAGCCGATTTACCCGATTGAGTTTTCGACCATCGAAGAAGCCAGGACATTCATACAGGGCCTGCCATTCACCAATTGCGGATACGGCAACGTGCTCGACCTGCTCCCCTCCCCGATCCAGCAAGCCCGCGTGGAAAGCGAGTAAGCCATGAAAACCAGTTACAGCCCCAAGACAAAAGCAATCATTCAAAATGCGCGCAAGAGCTTTGAGAGCATCACGGGCAAGTCCGTTACGAACGCAACGGTTAAGGATATTGAGCAATGGCTCAACACCCTGCGCAACATGGGACGCTCGGTAAACACATGCCGCACCTATCTCTCTTTCATCAAACAGCTTTCCGATAAAGAGGCCGACATGCCCGCCCGCGAAAACACGCAGCGCCGCGAGCTGAGCGACGCCGAGATCAAGACCCTGTATGCACTCAGCCCATCCTATAACCGCTCGTTGACGATCGCACTTCTTTTGTGCGGATCTGAAGTACTGACCTGGACATGGGGAATGCTGACCGATCTCGATCTTGAGATTTCCATCCCTGCGAAACTGTTCCTTGTAGCCGAGGCAGGCCGCCGCGGAAAAGAAACGAACTCTCTTCTTTCCATCACACAGGCTGCCCATTGGGTCAATGGAAACGATCCAGACGAATTCATCTTCCCGCACGACAATCATGAGGTCAACCGCAGGCTAAAGAGCACCGCCCGCAAGGCCGGCATCCAGGATGAAGGCATGAACATCACCGCCATCAAATACACCCGCCGCAGGTTGTTCACCCAGTATCGAAACATGGAAGCCGCCGCCAATTCACTTGGCATCGAGCCAGGACTGCACGCGGTCCGCAGGCACGTGAAGAAGGCAGACCCGCGACTGCACGGCATTGGACGAAGAAGCAATGTTTTATCTGTCATGAAAACAGCGTAACAAGGAATCGGCCATGTTTCAAGAAATAGCCCCCAATTGGACTGTAATCGGACTGACTTTAGCCGCCCTGTTTTGCTTTGGCATTTGTTATGCCCTGCTCGTGAACTGGATGGCGAAGAAAAAAGTAACAGGCCAGACGGCTTATACGGTCGTTGCGGGCGTAACGGTGGCGCTGATCGCATCCATCCCGACCTTTGGCCTGCTCCCGATCTCAATCATGTTCGCCTACTTTGGAGCCTGTGGACTCCCGATGGTTGTGGAATACGCCATTCGCATCCACAAAGAACGCCGCACCGACGAAGAAAAAGCCAACGCACTGGCGAAAGAAGCGCTCCATGACGGCCAGGGCTGATGTTGGCGGATACATCTACAACGCCACGCTCCAACGCGGCCGGCAGCGCACCAAGTCAGCCAGAGACGCCCTGCGCAGGATCGTAGAGGAAAACCCAGGGCCGCAAACACTGGCCGGGCTGATCACCAAAGCCGCCATTGCCCTCGGCGACATCGAAGCAGTACTGACGGAACTCGATCAACTTGGCCGAACGGCCAGAAGCCTCAAAAAAGGAGAACAGGCATGAAAAAGTTTTTCAAGGCAATCGCAAATTTCTACAGCAAGTACTTTCGCAAATGGACCGTCGAAGACATCCTTCGACGTGAAGGCTAAGACCATGACCAATCAACGAAAGAAACTTATCGCAATCAGTACAGATGCATACAAAGGTGTGAGCTTGATCAAGACCACCACAGGAACGATTGCCTTCTATCTCGGAACGGTTGCAATTGAAGTCGTGAACATCGCCGCCGCCCATGTCGTGATCGATCGTTGGTACGCCCTGAAAGTCAATTAAAAAGCCGAGCCCCCGCGTGTGGAAAACGCAAGGGCTCGATGACAGGTAGTGACTAGGACGCCACTACCTCCAGTATACCAAAAAACGGAGGTTCGCAAATGTTAGACAGCAAGCGCATTCAAACGACCAAAGACAACAAACAAATGGTCATCAGTTCCGCGATCGTGGCGAAAGCCGCGGTGCGGCTCGAAAACGGAAGGATCCACATCCTTGTCGCATTCCAAAAAAGCACACGCCTCGAATTCTATTGGGCCTACCAGGCCAGCAACGCCCGCACACCGCGCCGCGCATGGAAACAAACTTGCACCTACGGACGTGACAGCGGCATGGCCAGCTTCAAGCCGTATAGCGACTTTGGTTCGTTTGTTCGGCATTATGCGCAGATCAAACACGCCGAGGTGCTTTCTGTGCGGGTGTTACACAGCCGGCGGATGGCCGCACTGCTTACAAAGACCGACCACGACACGATCCAGGCCGACTGGACCCCACAAGACATAAACGCCGAGATCCGTGTGACACGCCAAAACAAACGCTTCCGTGCCAAGATGCGCGGAGCACTGCCCTGGAGCTAACCCCATGAACGCACAAGATATTCTCAACCAATTAACCGAAGCCTATGCGCGCCGTGATCTGATCCTCATGGCCAAGCAGGATGCACTCCCCGCAGATGTGAAGAAGATCCTCGAAGACAACGAGATCGCTTTCGCGGACCGTCTCGAAGCCAATGCCAACCTGATCGCCGATCTTGAAGAGCAAGCCAAGATCGCCGTGCTTGAAGCTGGCGAAACGGTAAGAGGCGGCGCGCTTCAGGCTGTGTACAACAAAGGCCGTGTGAGCTGGGATACCAGCAAGCTCGATGGGTTGATGATCGTCCTGCCTGAGTTGAACCAGGCGCGCAAAGTCGGGAATCCCACGGTCACACTTCGCAAGGTTGGATAGGCATCATGAGCAACACACATCATCTTCCGATCGCTCAGGTCAATCCGAACCCGAACCAGCCGCGCAAGCAGTTCAAAAAACAGTCTCTGCTCGAGCTCGCGCAAAGCATCAAGGAAAACGGACTGGTTCAGCCTGTCATCGTTGAGCCGACAGATGATGGGAACTATATGCTTGTTGCAGGCGAGCGCAGATGGCGCGCCTCTCAGATGGCCGGCATGGCCACCATCGAAGCCATCATCCGCGAGCGCAGCAACCACAATGGCCGCGAACTGCTCGTCAAGTCCGTTATCGAGAACGTACAGCGCGAAGACATGAATCCGATGGACGAGGCCGAGGCGATCTTCACTCTCAAGACAGTACACAAAATGAGCGTTGGCGATATCGCTCAGAAACTCGGCATTGTCCAGAAACGTGTGTATGACGCCCTGGACCGCCTCAAGCTGCATAAGAAAGTCCAGGACATGATCCGCAATGAGCAGTTGAGCCACGACACCCGCCTGGTACTTGCTCTGTTGAAACTCCCAAAACAGGAAATGCAGGTAGAGCTGGCTGAGCGCGCGATCAAGCATAAATTGAAGATCACGACGATCGTAACCCTGGCTGCGCAGTGGGCTGCCGCGGTCGAGTCGAAGCCGCTCAGCAAAAACAAATCAAAGGTGCCTTCGTTGAGCCTGGCCATGCACACAGACGAAGAAAAACAGCCGCCCAAGTGGAACGCCCTTATGGAACTTGGCAAGGTGCCGGCGTGGCCGCTGGTCGCAAATGCGGCTCGTGCCACCTGCGCTGAATGCGAACTGCGCGACATGGCCAATCATGCAACCTGCGGAAGATGCCCGCTGGTGATCGTCCTTGAAAAGATGCTGGAGTCTGCGAAATGAAAACAAAAAGCACAATGCTTCTTGATCGTTTGCTTTCGCGCGCGGTCGTCACCATGCCTCGCATGGACGCCCGTCAGTGGACGCCAGAGGAAGATGCTTATGTCCGCGAGAACCTCGGCATTCTGACAGAAGAGGAAATGGCAAAGCACCTGAACCGCACCAAGGTAGCCGTTCACCTTCGCTGGAAACGCGATCTGTATCTCACAGCCCCAAGCAAAAGAGACGATGTGCTCACAGGAATGAAAGCGGCAAAGATCCTCAATGTAGATTCGCACAAGATCAGCAGCTGGGTCGATATCGGCATGATCCCCGGCAGTCTTATGCCTGGAGACAGGAAGATCCGCTTGATCAGCAAAACATCATTCCTGGTGTGGGCCTGCAATCCTGATAACTGGGTGTATTTCGATATCAAGAAGGTCGCAGACCCGCACCTCAAGAGACTCCTGAAGCTGCGAGCGAAGCGCTGGGGCGATGAATGGTGGACGACGCGCCAGGTTGCCGATTATCACGGCGTGGACACTGGCGATGTGAAGAGATACATCAAGGCCGGCTGGATCAAGTCTTTTCGTCTTCCAGTTTCCCTGGGAGGAAGACACCAGGACAGGAAATGGTCAAACCATTTCATTAAAAAGTCAGAGGCCTTGCGGGTGAAGTTCTTCAGCGTTGGAAACAAGCACTCGCAATTCACGCAACGAGCCGATGCCTGGCTGCTGAAAGCGAGAGACGAACTGAATATGACGTTTGTCGACATCGGAAAAACGATGAGGATCGGAAAGGTCAAGTCCTCCAAGTATGGCGGAGGAACCAATACAGTGATCGCGTATCGATACCACCAACTAAAGGCAGATCAGAAAGGCAAAGGAAAAAAGTCATGACAATTCTATGTGTGAAATGCCAGGCTCAATATCAGCCCAAGCAGACAGGCGTGACCGTGATCGAAACTTCAGGCAATCCTCCGCGCGCCTTCAGGATCTGGAATGCAGATCTGCTCAGCTGCCCGATCTGCTGCGCAGACCTGATCACCAACTTTGGCCACGAGCCGACAATGGAGAGTCACGAATCGGGCTTTGACCAGGCGTTGAAGGAGATCCCGGCCGATCGCAGATACATCATGTTCAACCCCGCTTATCTGGTTCAGCGAGCTGGGTTCGAAACAAAATGGGTGAGGTCCTATGCAACCAAGTGACGTTTACGAATTGCTGGTCGCCGAGATCGCAGATGAAGACAAGCGCAAGGTGTTTGACCTGCTCCTGAACGCTGGTGGCAGCCACGTGACACGCGAGGAACTTTCTGTCGAGGTGTATGGAGAGTTTACGCCCATCAATGACCGCAAGGTCCGCAAGGTCATTCAATGGTTGCGAGAGCTGGATTACCCGATCGTGAGCTCGTCTGGCGCTGCCGGCTACACCATGCAGTCCAGTCCGGAAGAAATGGAATCCTATATTGCACAGATGCGCTCACGCATCGAAGTCTTGCAATCCAACATTGACCACGCGTACAGATCGCAGCGTGTCGCGGAACTGGTCCGCACCTGGCGCGAGAGCAATCCTCAGCCGATCCAGTTGTCCTTCCTGGTCAGTCGAACCGAAGAGGTGAGCGCATGAACAGCACAGATATGCAAGTTGGTTTTCTTTACATGAACGACGGAAAGTATCCGCTTTTACAAAAGGTGAAAGAAGCCGTGGCCGCGTTCAATAAAAAATACGGACGCAATCCAGAATACTGCCTGGTGAACCCAACCGACGCCAAGGATCAAGACCTGAACGAGATGGCAAAATCTTTGAACGTATTGGTGCAGGCCCATAAGTTCGTTCTTCCGTTCCACTTCTGGGTTGGCTTCGAAGGCATGGAGCTTACAGCCCAATGAAACGCCTGCCGCTGACACAGGAAGATCGACTCTTCCTGAAATCGATCAAGGGCACAGCCGTTGTCATTCTGCTGATGTTCAAGGTTTACCCGACGCCTGTCAATGCCGACAATCTCGCTTTTGAGATGTCCGTTGATCGACGCACCGCAGGGAAATACCTGGACAATCTTTCAGCCAACGGCTTCACCGCACTGATGAAGGGGCAGGGCTACGTACTGACTTCGCAGGCCCGCGAATTGATGATGCACTTTTTCGGCAATTTGGTTTCCATCGAGGCACAAGACCTGGCACAGCAACCACAAGTCCAGGCACAGCAAGTCCTCAATGCCTCCAACTCCGATCTACACACACTGTGTGTGCTAGAAGAAGAAGAGTCTTTAACTAAAGAATTTAAGAAAGATTCTTCTTCTTCTGAGAAAGCGCACAATTTGCGCGAGCTGCCGACGACCGCACAGATCATCGCCGCGACACCCATTCTCTTTGGCGAGCCTGGAGTCCAGCACGGACGTCTGGATTTTGACGAGATCGATCCCATGTATGCACTGTCTGTCCTGGCTCATTGCTACGCCCTGCGCAAGGATCGTGACAACCCGAAAGGCCTGCTGCATCACCCGGCCGGGCTGGCGTACAAGATGCTGCTCGAAGGCAAGCGCGCGCAGGCCATGTATATTGCGGATCCGCTGAAGTTCCTGTCTTCCCGTTTTCTGGAAATCCTGCACCTGGCAACTCCTGAGCAGGAAGCGATCGGTGAAGAGAGTCCAGAAGAACCTGTCTTCGAAGCTGCACCGATCAAACCGATCAGCGTTGAAAGCCCAGCTTCAGCTGCCTGGCAGCTGGTGCTCGAGCAGCTGCACATGGAAATGAACCATGTGAACTTTGAGAACTGGGTCAAAGATACGCAGGTGGTCGGTTTCGATGGCCACATCGTCACAGTGGGCGCCTGTAACAAAATCTCCTGTGAGTGGTTGGAAAGCCGCCTGACCCGAGTGGTGGAACGGCTGCTGATCGGCATTATGAACCAGCAAGTATCCGTTCGTTTCGTTGTCGCTGACATCGAGCGCAATGAGGCATCTGATGATCAGTAAAGCCAAGGCCATGCAAGCGGCTAGAGAGATCCCCATGCCGCAGGCCGGCGAGATCGTCAAGATCCAATCGATTGAAGTATTTTGCGCCTTTATGGAATTACATAGTCTCGAGATCCGCGAATGGCGCGGCGGATTCGTTGTCATGCAGCATGTGCCTGTTCTTGAAACAGGAAAGGAAGAATAACCATGATCGCATTCTTTGGCATCCTCATAGCGCTTGTCCTGATCGTGTTTGGTGTCGGCTACGCCATCGACTCCGCGGCTCACGCGAAAGAAGCGCAGGCCGCGATCGAAGCCTCGCGCGCGACACAGGTATTGGCCGTCAATCAGCTGGCGAATACCGTCATTCTGTCCCTGATGCTGATCGTCTTGCTGGTTGTGATCGTAGGCCTGGTGTGGGCGTTGATCCGTTACCAATCCACAGCTCGGCGCATGCCTCGCTATCAGATCGGTGTGGATCCAGCCAATGGGAGCGACACAACACAGGCGTTACTGGCGAAACGGAATGAGTTGCCCTTGGCGTATTGGGATTTCTCGCAACTGTCCGATGAGGCTTACCAGGACCTGCTTAGCTGGATGGAGGATGACAATGCGAAATAAATTCATGCTTCTTTTCTGCGCGCTCGTTCTTACGGCCTGCATGCCAACGATCAGCAACCTGGACAATAAGACAGCAGCGCAGGAAGGCGATCCCACCTACAGCCCATTGATCGACATGGAGCAGATTCGTGGCCCATTGCCAACCGCGACACCGACCGTTGACGAAGTTGGCACCGCCATGATGGTCCTCGCAAAAGACGCAGCCACCAGCACGGCCAACGCCGCCGGCACCAGCACCGCAATCGTTGTGACTGGCACGCATGAGGCCAAGCAGACACAGGCATTTTGGGTGGGCGTTACGTTTGCAGTCGGCACCCAACGCGCCACAGAGACGAAGATTGCCCAAACGCAAGCCGCAGGCACACAACAATCTGAATATTCCACTGGAGTCCCTCAGACGCAGACCTTGGTGGCGGCGACCCAGATCCTTCAGGGTGATGAGTTGAAATCAAAGCGCGTCTCTGTCTGGATCAATCAGGTAAGTGCCTCCATTGCAGTACTAGGTATTGTTGTGCTTGGTCTGTTGGTTCTCTTCAAGAGCGTTCGTTTCGGCGAAGCCTATGGAAAAGCAAAGTCTTTGCAGGCAGTCACAAACGCCCTGAAGCCAGATTCCAGCGGTCGGTTTCCGCTCGTGCCGGCCAAGGCATTGGATGGCGATAAGTTGACCAATCCGAATCTCATGCACCGCTCTGTTTTGGATCCAAACGCCGCGGACGATTTGAGCACTGATCAGGCCATGAAGAATGCAGAGGGGCAGCGCAAGCTCGAAGCGGTTCGCAGTATCACTTCCGCTCCCTTGCTTCGCAATATGGCCAAGAGCTTGATGGGTGATACGACACAGAATCCATCTGAACCCAAGGCAGCCGATGTCAAGATCACAAAAACTGAGACGCCTTTGCTGGCCGCTTTGCCAGAGCTTCCTGCACCCCATTGGAAACTGTTGACCAAATGGGACGGCGAGTTGCTGCCTTTTGGTGTCGATGAACGAGGCGAGCTGATGCGCGTGGATCCCGCTCAGCGTGCGCACCTGATGTATGTGGGCCGCTCCGGGGCTGGCAAGTCTCTGACAGGCATTCGTACAGAGGTCGCCTGTCTGTTGACCCAGGGCTGGAACGTGATCGTGATGGGGAAGCGCGTCGACTTCATGCCGTTTGAAGATCATCCGAACTTCAAGCTGCTTGCTGTGGATGTGCGCAAGGATGCCAATAAGTATGTGGAGATCCTCGGCACGTTGACCGCGCAGATGGATGTGCGTGATCAGCTGATGGCTTCGAAGAGCGTTTCCACCTGGGACCGCTATGGCGCACCATCCACCATGATTGTCCTGGATGATTACAGCGGCGCAATGATGCGCATGAACAAGAAGTTCGCCGCTGAGGTGCTCAACGAAGTGAAGCAGATCGCAATGGACGGCAGGAAGTTCGGCCTGCACCTCACGATCGGTCTACAGCGGGCCACGTGGGAGAACATCGATACGGATCTGCGCTCGCAGATGGGACGCATCGTGTATTCGGTTGAGAGTGCCGGCGACAGCCGCGTCGCTCTGGGTGCGAATGGAGCCGAGTTGCTTCCTGCGTTTCGTCACTTCCTGACCCGCATGACGGACAATTCCGCTGTTCAGCGCGGCGTTGGTTTTTTCCTCGAGGATCCAGAGGTGGAAGCCTTCCTGCATTCCCGCCCGGTCCAGCAGAACGAGCCGCTGAATTGGGTCGATGGTCAGATCAAAGAAGACGCGCAGCCTTCAGCCGTTACACCTGTAACGACTGCCACCGCGGTTCCAGTCCTATCCTCTTCGTTACAGGACGCGCGCGCCAACGCAGATGCGACGATCCTCATTCAGGATCTCTATATCGAATACATCAACAACAAGACCAGACCCATCCTGGCTGAGATCGAACGAAAGGTGTACGGCAAGACAGGCGGCTCATTCCACAACAACGTCAAGAAGGCCATCGCGTTATTGGAAGGTGTGCCGGTGGAAGAATTGAACCAGGTCATCGATAAGCAGGTGGAAGCCTGGAGTACTACTAAAGGCGCTACTACTGGCTTAAATGGCCCCGAAATGCTCGATTTTGGCACTACTACCGCATAGTACTACTCAGTAGTAGTAGCGATCTCAACAAGGAAATCACAATGAAAAAGAACATCAACTTCAAACTCAACTTCGGAACTTTGCTGCTTGGATTGGCCGCCCTGGTCAATCTGGCGCGCTGGGTTGGCATCTATACGTTTACTGAGCATGCCCCTTTATGGGTGTTTGAGATTATTCCCGTGCTCGATGCGATCAGTGGGTTGTTCACAGGTCTGGTCATTGCCGGCGGCCTCGCATTCATCGCGCATCGTCTCGGGTCCCTTCAGCCTTTCACCCCAAAAGGAAAACCCGTCATGCGTTTTTGGATGACGGCGATCAGTGGACTGGCAATCCTGGTTATGTCTGCGTTCCTGCTTCCACCTTATGTGCGCATGACCATGCCTGACGAGCTGCGCGTTGAAATCAAAAATCTCGAGGTCTGGTCTACGATGGCCGTGCTGGTTGGTGATTTGATCGTTGTAGCGATCGCTGGAGCGGACAGTAAAGCCGCTGGGTTTACCCGCTCAGCGGATGAGCAGCCGCTGAGCAAACCGCAGAGCGAAGGCAGCGGAGTCGCTCAAAATCGCTCGAGCGGCAAGAGCGGACGTTCAGCAAAAGAGAGCAAGCCGCTTGTTATGGTCGCGTGTCGCTATGAGGGCACTGGGTGCAAACAGAAGGGAACACAAAATGCAATGAATGCCCATGCTCCTCATTGCAAATTCAAGCCAAGTATTGACGATAGTTTGTTAATCAAACCAAAACAGGAGAAGAACCATGAGTCATAAAAGGAAATTCAAAAAGGCCACGAACATCCTGCCTGCTTCGCGTGTGAGCGGGCGCACCGGGCGCGTGCGCTGCGCTGGCGGGTGTGGAGAGTTGGTTCTCTTGTCAGCTGGCGAATGCCGTAAATGTCGGAAAGCCCGTATCCGCGACGGCATGCGGCGTCTGGCAAAGCTGGCAAAGGGAAACGGCAATGCCAAAGAAGAAGAGTAATTCAACCTTCACGCTTCAGCTGCCGTACCCAGATGGCGCGCTTTCGCCGAACGCATCAAAGCGCCACTGGAGATATAAGCAGCCAGCCAAGCAGGCTGCACGCACAGAGGCTTACTACCAGGCCTTCCCATTCCGAAATAGCTTCAGCGGAGCAGACACACTTCAAATGACCTTGACCATTTACCCGCCTGACAAGAAACGCCGAGACCTGGACAATGTGTTTGCCTCGATGAAATCCGCGATCGATGGCGTGTGCCAGGGACTGGAGATCGACGACTCCCAAATACACCGCGTCACGCTGGAATGGGGAGTGGTGGTCAAGGATGGCGCAGTCGAGTTGGAATTAAAAGGAATATAAAAATGGAACTCAAAGAAAAGCTATTTCTCGGATTTATAAGCATCGTACTGCTGATGTGCATTGTTGTCGCTGGCAACCTCTTCCTGAATGGATATCGGCAGGTGGACGGCCACGTGGTCGGGAACGCCTACACCGCCGGCAGTGATGTGAATAATGGCATCGGCATTGCCAATGGACAGCCTGCGCAGGTCGTAACCATATCAACTGAAAAATACACCCTCATGATCGATGTGGATGGACGCGTTAATTCGTATGAAGTTTCAGCCGAGCTCTACACCAGAGTCCTGGCAGGACAGACCACCGTCAAGATGCGCTGCAATGACGTGACCTGTGCAGTGGTGGAATAGGGAGCTTCATATGAATTTTGATGAATGGTGTTACTCGAAGCAAATAAAAGGCAATTGGAAAGAAGCATTATTTCACAGTCTCGCCGCGAAATTTGGCCGTGTAGATAAAATCCCGAATGATGAAAAAGTTTGGGCGGAAGAATGGCGCGTCGTGCTTGATCGTATTATGGCTAAAGCAATGGCGGTTGGTTAACAATGAACCTTTACGAAATTACAAATGGTTACACTGGAGAGTCTTACGTTAGGGTGTATGCGTGGGCATCGTCAGAAAAAAGGGCGCTTGAGTTGGCAAAAGAAAGTTTCGGCATTGCCAATCGTTTAAAAACAAAAGATTTGGAAATAAAACTTTTGTTTTCAGCGTCTTATCCAGAGTTTTGCACCCGTCCAAGTGATGATGGTTTCGCGTTTTAGAGCAAGGAGTCAATGTGAAAGTGCCTAAGAATTATGTGAAGTCACATTGGAACTTCGTCTCGATGGAACGCCGCGGTCCAATCAGAAGCAGCCAGCAGATCGGGGAGTGGCGATTTATTTCACACGCAAAAAAGAGGCGATGGCTCTGGCGTGTGACGTGTACTCAACCGTGGAAGATAACCTGTGGGCTTTATACAGGACGCTCGAGGCGTTGCGACAGATCGAGCGTGACGGGTCGCCTGCTTTGATTAACCGCGCCTTCAAAGGTTTTGCGGCATTGCCTGACCCTGACCAGCGCGAGTGGTGGGATGTTCTCGGCGTAGAGCGCATAGCAGATAACGCAACAATTCGAGCTGCATATATCCGACTGGCGAAACAGTATCACCCCGATGCCGGCGGTGATCCGATGCTGTTCGACCAGGTTCAAAAAGCCTACGATTTGGCCACTGGAAAGAATTAAGAGAGGTCTCAATGGCAATCATGGATGAAGTCACCAATAAAATGCGAGTACGTCATTTTTCACGAAAGACAATTTCCGCCTACACCGCCAAAATCGAGGAATATATCCGCTTCACCGGTGCCAAGCAGCGTGAGGACTTGAATGACAAGTCTCATATTGAGCGATATGTTATCTACCTTGCCATTAACAGGCACGTGACTTCATCCACGCAAAATCAGGCCTTGTACGCCGTCTTGTTCCTTTACCGCGAAGTTCTAAATATCGAGGTTAATAATGTGCGCTCCTTACGCGCCCAGGAAGGGAAGAGACTCCCTGCTGTATTAAGCAAGACTGACACGATGCGTGTTCTTAACTGCGTGGAAGGTGAGCCTTATCATTTGATTGCGCAATTACTTTATGGAACAGGCATGCGACTGAGCGAAGTTCAGAACTTGCGTATTAAGGACATTGATTTTGGAAATGGAATTATTACCATCCGTGCAGGGAAGGGCGATAAAGATCGAACTGTTCCGCTTCCGCGAACTCTGACAAAGCCGCTGATGGATCAAATCGGGATTGCGCGCAATTTGCACAACATAGACCAACAGCGTGGAATGCCTGGTGTTTATGTGCCCAATGCACTGAGCGTCAAATATCCGAACATAGGCACGGAATGGGGTTGGTTTTGGGTATTTCCTGCCGAGAATTATTCAACTGACCCAGAGACCAAAATATATCGACGACATTACATTTACGAGAGCGGGATTCAACGATCCATCAAGGCAGCCAGAAGACAAGCCGGCGTAGCCATCCATGTTACACCGCACACATTCAGGCATTGTTTTGCAACCCATCTGCTTCAGGATGGATACAGCATTCGAGTTGTACAGGAGTTACTTGGACACAAAGACGTAAAAACAACAATGATCTATACCCATATTATGTTGCCTGCTGGCGAGGCTGGTGTCGTCAGTCCGCTGGATAAGATGTTCCCAGCGGATGTTATTCGGTAAGTGATGGATAAGGATAGTTGGGCAGACCCCGAAGGAGAATAAACGTGAGCGAACATAATCAGAACGCATGGCAAGATGGTTTTGACGCATGGCAAAATGGTTACGACGACACGATGTATGATGGCATCGATACGTCCAGCGAAATGCCGTGCAAATGTGATGAGTGTCGTATCAAATATGCCGCTGGGCAAGAAGCCGCCTTTGAAGAAATCTTTGGTCGCGGTCAGTCTGCCCAACCCTTGCGTGCAGTGGACGCGGCTATGCCGCCGTCCGCCGAGCAGTTATCTGGCTCGAACATTGTCCCCGCTGTTGAGTTTGATTCTCAGCCGCGCCCCCTAACGCAAATACCGTTGGGCGCAGGAGCGAAGTAGCATGAAGGCATTGAATCTCTACGCAGGCATTGGCGGTAATCGGCGGCTCTGGTCTGATGTTGAAGTTACAGCCGTTGAATACAATCCAGAGATAGCCGAAGTTTACAGCGACTTGTACCCACAAGATAAAGTCATCATTGGCGACGCTCACCAATACCTGCTCGACCATTACCAAGAGTTTGATTTTATTTGGACTTCGCCGCCTTGCCAGTCTCATTCATCCATGCGGCAAAATCTCGCAGTTCGCTTTCGTGGCACACCTGCAAAGTATCCAGATATGAGCCTGTATCAAGAAATCATTTTCTTGCAATACAACTTCGGCGGGTTGTGGGTTGTCGAGAATGTACGCCCATATTATGAGCCGCTCATCCGTCCCACAATTGATTTACACCGTCATTTGTTCTGGTCAAATTTCCACATTGCGCCCGCCGATTTTACAAAAAGCAAATTACGCTCGGCGCAAATTTCAGACCTGCAAGAATATCTCGGTTTTGAAATCAGCAAATACAAGTTATCTAATAAACGGCAGGTTCTTCGTAACTGCGTTCTCCCGCCTTTAGGGCAGCATGTCTTCCTTTGCGCCCAACACAGCGCGCACCTGACCGCCTTTGGCGTAGGTACGGCGGCGGTCAATCCCCTGCAAGCGTCAATGTTTGCAGAAGTATCTCCCGCTACAATCGGCGGCAGGTAAAGCAAACCGTTAGGTGGTCACATGGAAAAAGAAGAAGCATTGCAGTTTGCATTTGATACGTTAGATGATTTGCAGTTTACTGATAATACTTGGCAAGAAGCGGTAAAGGTCAAGTTAGAAGTAAAAGAAATACTTCGCCAATTAGCAGACCACCTAACACAGCGTGCACCCGACGTCTTGAATGCGGGCGAATTTTCCGCTACATGGGTTATTAACCCAGATAATATCGTTCCCCCTGCAATCAGCGGGTAACGCAAACCGTTGGGCGTATACTTGGCAAAAAAGGAGAGTCTTATGCGCTGGCAAGAGGCAATATTATTTTCACCGTCAAAACGTTCCGCTAGGCAAAATAAATACGCTGTATATGTACGATATGCCGATGGGTCAGCAGTTGTTTTGCCTAAAAATCACAGTGGCGTTCGAGATGCAAAATCACAAGAGGTTGAAGGTTTTGACGATTGGGTTACGCTTGAAGAATTTCAAAACGCCCAACAACAGCGTGTACCTGACGCTGGGGATTCGGCGAAATAAATAGGCATTGCCTACGCTGGGGCAGTTATCAAATCGGACGGCTTCGCCGTCCACGCCCCAACGCAGGTAACGCAAACCGTTGGCTGGACCGGAGATGTATATGAAAATGAATTTATATCGGGCGCAAGAGTTGATCGAACCGCTCCGAAAAGGTACTGCTGAAGGAATATCACAGCATTGGCAGGCAAGGCTTATTGAGGCATTGGAATATGTCATTGAGCATGAAAGCCAGCCATCACCGCAATTGCATGACGCTGAAGAACCTGTCGCATGTAATTGCGGCGATGAAAGTCGGGATGTATGACCGCACAGCAAAAAACACTATCTCAGTTAATCGAACTGGCCAGCCCTATGCCGCCGTTCATTCTCGAGCTGCGACAGAAGATCCGCGCAGGGAAGAAGACGCAGACGCGCCGGCCGCTGGTCCCTCAGCCATCGTCTGGTGTTCGCAAGAGTCCGTTCGTTCCGTCTGGTTTTGAGGATGGCCACGGGTGCGAGCTGAAGCCAAAATACCCTGATGGAATCCGTTACCTGCGCGAACCGTTGATCAAAGAGTCTGATGGTTTTGCGCATTATCGGGATGACGGTCTCATTGTCCTTGATGAGAATGGAAACAAAATCCCCTGGCGCTGGCAGCGTCCAATTCTCGCTCAGATCTTCATGCCAAAGAACGCCGCGCGCTTCTTCGTCAAATGGGAAGTGTATCGCCTTCAAGAAATCCAAGAGATCACCAATGAAGATATAAAAGCCGAGGGCATTGCACACACAACCGATTATGGTCCCTTGCTGCACTCCATGTTCAAGGAGCTATGGGACGGCATCAACGCGGATCGCGGCTTTGCCTTTGCCGATAGTCCCTATGTATGGGCGTATAAATTCAGTCTCTACGCCTCATTTGCGCAAGGTGAAAAATGATCAAGCTCCATCCACGAATTGAGTTTGTCCTTGGTGAACTGCTCCATCTTTCGAACAGCCAGCCTCCGTTTCACTGGAGAATTGAATTCTATCGACTGAAGGACGATATCTTGTCCAGGCACGGGACAGTCACCGATATGGATGTTCAGCACATTAGAAAGGAATGTTTCAATTGCGCTGGCTCTGGCAGGATTGATCAAACCGTTGTCTTATTCGGTCAACCTTGGCAGCATAAAGGTAGAGTCTGCTGGAAGTGCGGCGGTACTGGAAAGTACGAAGAGTTCTGGGTTCACCTGATGCGTTACAAGCTCGGCCGGCATGAGTTTCACATTCCAGTTAAGAAGATCTACTCAGCCGAGGACGTCGGATGGGTAAGCGGTCAGAAAATTGAAGGATATATTTGTCATCAACCCCCAAAGCACTATCTGGCCCATGAAGCTGCATACTGGCTTGCATTACTGTTTGACCTTAATCTATTCTTGCGTAAGTTTGGATCTTGCGGGTATCCCTCAGCAAAATTCACACCAATGGTTATCTTTTCTGATTTGTATTGGAAAATTGGCAGGATCCCGCAGAGAATCAAAAACTCGATCCGTAATATGTACTGGCGAATTATCCTGTTTCGCCAGAGTATTTGCGTGCACGATTTTGGACCACAAGGCGATGAATTTGAATGCCGAAAGTGCGCTGAAATAAACCCAAGCGACATTCCTTTTTGAAAGGTGAAAACATGAAATACGCTGAAGCATTGGAATTGGCGACAGAGTTCGTTGAATGGCTGCGTGATTGCTGTCTGCGCATAGAGATCGTAGGCAGTGTGAAGCGCGGTGATAAGGATGAGGTACACGACATCGAGATCCTTTTGATTGCAGACCCAGCTGCACCACGGCCAGAGTTTGGTCAAAAGGTCGTGTACAAGAATAGGCTCGAACAACGCCTGGCACAATTGGTGCAGGAAGGAGTCCTGCGCGAGGCTCGCAAAAAAGCGAACGGCGACAAGCTCAAGCGTTTTGCCATCGTTGAACATAGCACTGGTGAAGACTTCTGCATTGAGTTGTTCATCGTGCGCCCTGAGACCTGGGGAATTCAGAACGTCATCCGCACGGGACCAGGCGAATTCTCACAACTGTTTGTGACCAATAAATCCTCACGCGGTTTATTGCCTGACAAGTATCAATACGTCAGGGGTGAAACAATCATTTTGGATCGCTCATCTGGAGCGGCGATCCCATTACCTGAAGAAGAAGACGCGATCGCGCTTCTCGGATTTGGATGGGTCGCGCCGGCTGATCGGAAGAAATATATCAATCACTGGGGCGTCCGCGCATGAAAAAGAAACGCAAACCAACAGTACGCATCGTCTGGTTCAAACGCCCGACAAATCCACCTTCCTACAACTGCCCACAGTGCAAGCAGGCAAACCTCAACGAATTTGACTGGATCGATAACAGTGGGGAGGAGCATTACAGGCTCCATTGTGTGGCTTGTCCCCATTGCGGATTCTTTCAGGATGATAGTGGCGAAGTTCAAAACTATGTCAAGTGTTGGAAGTGCAGCAGTCGCTACCAGCCAAAGGCAGAGGACCTGAAAAGGTGGGCGGAAAGCGGACAACCGTTCGACCCGACTGACTGGGAGTGCCCAAGCTGCGAGGCTCTTGAAGGGGAGCCGTCGAGCAATCATTCGATATAATCTTCATTACACTGAATTGATGGTTTCGATAACTATTGTTACCGAAACCATCAATATAAGACAAACTTTCGAAGATCGACTGGAAAAAATGAGTAGTACTACTCTCGAATTGATGGCTTTTATCAAAGATAGCCTAGCTGAGGAAATGGAAAGCCGCGGCATCCGTTCAAAGAACCACGTGCGCGTGGCGATCAGGATCCGTATAATCCTCGATGACCGCATGCGTCGCCACTCCCCCGCCGGCCAGATGAAGAGTAGTACTACTCAACTGAGTGGACGCGGCAGGCGTTCATCATAAGGAGAATTGCATGCTTGAAATAAAACCGATCCAACCACTCAGCCCGCAACAAAAGAAAGTCCTTCAGTTCCTGGCAGACGGCCTTTCGAGCAAGGAGATTGCCTTAAAAATGGGATTGGCAACCCGCAGCGTTAGAAAGCACCAACAGCGGGCCAGTGTGAAGCTCGGAGCAAAAACACAGCACCAAATGATGGCCTTCGCGGTCGCGTATGGTTTTATCACGGTCGATATATACAGGGAGCCTATATGGATGAAAACAACAATTCTCCCTTGACAATTATCCTCTCAGATATATAATCCAAAACGATAAGCCGCTCGGGTGCCCCCCTCACTCAGGCGGTTTATCATTTAATCAGGTAGTGCCTTTTTGACACCTTGCGTGTAAGTATCCATGTCTCCATAATGGGGTGAAAGGAGACATTCCCATGACCCCAAATTTTCCAATTGAAAAACCCTCATTCCTCTGGCAGGACGGCGTGAAAATTATCCTGGCCGTGATGGCCTTCGGCATTGGCTGGTTCTCTGATAACCAGACAACCGTCATCGCATATGCTGCGGTAATCCTTGTGTGGCTGATCGGCGTGATTGCCAAGCAGAGCGAGCGCTTCACATGGCTTCGCGGTAAAGGTCCCTTGACCGTGCTCATCTTCATTGTGGCATTCGTTGTCTCGTACCTATTTCAGCCTTTCGCGCTGCCCATCTTCCCGGCGTGGACCGGTGATGCGGGTACCTTTGTGCCGCTTTTCTCAGCATGGGTCAGTGGATCCTTTGCGATCGTTGGCAACGCCGTGGTTTTTTCCATGAGCGTGTACAACCTTTTGCTGGCACAGGTGCTTGAAAAGACGCCCCAGCTGATCAGTCAGTTTTTCGAGTAAATCCATATTGGTAGAACTTATCCCAGCCCATCCAATCGGGCTGGGATATTTACCTTTTATTATTATGCTGCTCCCATCCCCTTTGATATCAGTTTGCACAGCCCTTGCCGGCGTTGCCTGGATCTTATTTGCGAGATCCCAACACGGCAGAGCTCAGGCGCGCGCATTGGTATGGATGTGCGTGCCATTCCTTGCAGTCTCGCTTGTCTATCTTTGGTTCAGCCTGGTGGATGTGGATATCGAGATCCGCGCTGCTCATGCCAGGATCGGAATATTCAGTATCGCGTTACCTCAAGCAATCATCCTTATTATCCTCTCTTACAAGAACAGGGGGAGTCATGCAAGACCAGAATAGCATTGCTCTTATTGTTTCGATTATCAGTTCAATCATTGCCATCGCTGGTGCAGCTGTATCCATTTACAAGGCGCAGCCAGAGCGCAAGAAGTTGGAAGCGGACAGCATGTCCTCGATCGCAGATGCCGCCGAGTCACTCGCCACTGGTGCAAAGATCAACGTAGAGGCCGCAGAAACCCTTGCTGCTGGCACCAGGATCAGCAACGAGCAGATGCTTAGGCGCATCGAGGAAATGGAACAGCGTGAGGTCAGGCGCGAAAACGAGCTTGGCAAACTCAAGAATGAACTCTCCAGCGTGCGTGTGGAACTTACCGAATGGAAAGATTACGCATTCCGCCTCATGCACCAGGTCAAAAGCCTTGGTTATGACCCTGTGCCCATGAAAAATTCAAGGGACGGCGCATAGTTTCCCACCGTGAGTCCTCCAGTTCAGAAGAGAAAAAATGACAACAAAGAAAAACAAGAAAATCCCCAGTAATACAGCCGAGAAACAGCGAAAGCCCGCATCCCCGCGCAAGATGCCAAAGGGCAAGCCGTTCAAGGGGAACGACCCTGTTACTGGTGAAAAAGACGAACGGATCAACCGCAAAGGACGGCCAAAGTCGTTCGATCAGTTGCGCGCGCTTGGACAGCAGTTGGCTGAGGAAACTTTTACTATCGCCGGCAGACCTGTCCCCGCGCCAGATGGCCAACCTATGACGCAGGTTGAAGCGATCATGCGCCAAATGATGAACGATGAAAAACAACGTCTTGATTATCTCTACATCACCTATGGCAAACCGTCAGAGCGACGTGAGGTGACAGGCAAGGACGGCGCTCCACTTGGCTCAGCCGCCTTGGAATGGAACACACTTGGAAAGTACCTGAGCGATGGTGACCTTATTGTCCTCGAACAAGCCGCAGAAATCGTCGAGCGTGCCCGCCGCGCTCACGAAGCTGCACTTCTTGCCGCCGAAACAGGAGATTGAAGCTGAACGGTGCAAGCGCAGCCTGCATACATTCATTCAAACGTCCTGGGACGTGGTGGAGCAGGCAGTTCCGTTCGTCGATAACTGGCATATCGGCTTATTGAGTGAATACCTCGAGGCGCTTTACAACCTCGAGATACAGAACCTTATCATCAATATTCCACCAGGCCACGCAAAGAGTCTCTTGTGCTCCGTGTTCTTCCCTTCTTGGGTTTGGATCAAGACGCCGTCCGCGCGCTTCTTTTGTGGCTCTCACGATGTAGATCTCGCTGTGCGCGATGCGGTCCGCAGCCGCCGCCTGATCCAGTCCGATTGGTACCAGGAACGTTTTGGAAATATCTACCAGATGACTGGTGACCAAAACGTAAAGAGTCGCTACGAGAACGACAAAACAGGGCACCGTGTATCTGTAGGTGTGAACGCCGGCTGGACCGGTCACCGCGGCAATTACCTTGTTTGGGATGACCCGCTCGATAAGAACAAGAAGGACTCCGACGTCGAGCGCAGGAAATCGAACGAAGCCGTCAAGTCATCGATGGCCACACGTGGAGACAACCCGAAAGAGATCCGAAGATTGCTGATCATGCAGCGTCTTCACGAGGATGATCCCACCGGCCATCTGGTCAACGAAATGGCGCAGGATGAAAACTTCCCGCAGTTCGAGCACCTGGTGCTGCCTGCTGAGTATGAACCAAAGCGTTTCTTTTCCACGATCGGTCTCGAGGATCCACGCAAAGAGCCTGGCGAACTGCTCTTTCCGCAGCTGTTCGACGAAAAGGTACTCAGACAGCAAAAGGCGCTTCTCGGAGTTATGGATACCGCCGGCCAGCTTCAGCAACGCCCTGCACCAGCTGGAGGTGCCGTCTATCTGCGTAAGTGGTGGGACGGTCAAAACCGCTACGACCCGGCAGACAAGAGCGTTTACAACCGCAACGTGGCGCGCTGGTTATTCTGGGACACCGCCTTCAAAGATGCGGAGCAGAATGACACTACAGCCCTGGCTGTCTTCGAACTCACGCCAGATTACCACATCATGCTCAGGCATGCCTGGTGGGATCGCATGCAATACCCGCAGCTGCTGAGGACCATCGAAGACGAGGCCCGCCGCTGGAATTATGACGAGAAGTTGCGCAACGTTGTTGTGGAAGAAAAAGCCTCTGGCATCAGTGTTCTTCAGTCTCTCAGACAAAACACCGATCCGTGGATCGCCAACATCGTGAAAGGCTACATGCCGCCCGGAATGCTCAGCAAGGAAGAACGTGGACGGCTTGCCAGTCCCTGGTGTGATAAAGGATGCGTACTGCTCCCGATTCCATCGCCAGAGGTCCCCTGGCTATATGACGCAGAAGACATGCTGTTCAAGTTTCCGAATGGGCGCCTGAAAGATTTTCCCGACGCATTCTCGATGGCCATTCTTGAACTTGAAAACCTACTCGAGGCCGGCCACAAGTTTCGAAACGGCATCCAAAACAAGAGGCAATGAAGGAGTGATCTATGACAACCAATTTGGGAGATACCCCGCAAACCATCTGGCAAAAGGTGATGTTCTCGAGCTCATTCAATGCAACGGACTCCACCGATGCACAATGGTACGCCATGCTCGAGGCGTATTACCTGAACAACGCATTGTATGAGGGTCTCAACTATGTTCTGAAGAATGACGAGGACGGCATTTGGATGGAGGGCATGCACCCCCTGCGCAATCCCGCCAACAGAACAGTTGAATTTCATGTGTCGCACCTTTGGCCGGGTGAGCTCGCCGAGGCGCTGCCGATCGTGACAGAAAACAAGAAGCTGCCAGACGCACTGAAGAAGGTGTGGAAATGGTCCAACTTTGGCGTTAAGAAGCAGCTCGGCGCACGCTGGTTCACAGAGTTTGGCAATATGTTCATCAAGATCGCAACGAAGTCCGATACGCGCGGCGTCGTTTCAAAAGTGGTACAGAGCTTTATCAAGCCAGAGCATGTTATCGAGTTTGAACTCGATGATTATGGGTTTATCACCTACATTCGGATTGACGTCACAAGCAAAAAGACTGTAGACGGCGTCTCTGAAACCTATACGCACACCGAAATCTGGAATAAAGACGAGCAGAGCTATAAGGTTTACGAGCACAAAATGGGCCAGGGTGCGCTGCTTACGAACCTCGGAAACCCGACCGTTTCAAAGACATTCTCTGATTTCAAGATCGACTTCATTCCGATCGTCCATGCCAAGTTCCGCGACACTGGAAACGACCGCGGAGATGCAGTCTTTGTGCATGCGCTGGATAAGATCGATGAAGCCAACCGCATGGCCACACGCCTGCACAATATTCTGTTCCGCTATAACAAGCCGCTCGAGGTGGTCACTGCCGGCGGTAATGATAGCAGCGGCAAACCCCTCCCCCCACCCGCATTGCTGGATGGTGATGGGAACCAGGTCGGGGAAGGCGACAAGCACGATCGCACCGACTCTGACTTGTGGCTTCTCCCAGGCAACGCCGACGTTAAGCAGCTCGTGCCTGCGCTTGCCTATGCTGATGCCCTGGCTATCCTGAACGCTCAAATGGATGAACTGGAGCAGGACCTCCCAGAGATGGCCTACTACCGCATGAAGGACAAAGGCGAGCTGTCAGGCCGTGCCGTGCGTCTCATGCTTTCCGATGCCATCGATCGGGCCATTGAGGCCCGCGGCAATGGCGAGACAGCCATCGTCCGCGCCAACCAGATCGCTTTGACCCTTGGTGCAATTCATAAGCTCGAAGGGTTTACGGATATCGGCACATACGAGAAGGGAGACTTCGAACATTCATTTGCCAAGCGCGAGGTGATCCCGGTCAGCGAACTGGAACGCTCCGAGACCGTGAAGATGGATGTAGATGCAGGCTTCCCGCTTACTGTCTCCATGCCTCAGCATGGGTACGCAGAGAGCCAGGTGGAAGATCTTCTCCAGTCTCCTGAGTATCGAATGAAGCTGCAACAACAACTGTATGAACTACTGGCCGCTGCTGATGCCGCTGGCGTTCCTGTGGAAACGGCCCTGGAGTTGGCCGGCTGGACTCCTGAGCAGCTCAAGAAATTTGGCGTGCAAAAACTGGCCGCCATCAAGCTGAAGCAGGAAGATGTGATTCCAAGTGTTGGAGGGCAGTAATGGCCGTCAAGAAAAAGAAGAGACCGCTGGGAGATCCGCTTCCAAAAACAAAAGACAACTACGTTGACCCTGCTCCCACAGAGGATGAAGTCAATGGGCTCGTTGTTCTTTGGGATCTGTTTGCGCCGCCTGAATACACAGGCATGCTGAGAGCCGAGAATAAATCCGTGCTCGAGCAGACTGGACAAAAGCCTAAAGGCCGCTTCATCTGGGATGATCAGATCAAGCGATACATCATGGTCGAAACTGGCCGAATTATCACGCGCAAGGAATTGCACATTGCGTATTCAGAATTCGTGCGTGCCTACGCAGACAGGTAGTTGATCAATATGTACCTCAAGGATCTTGCGGATCGTTTGATATTTGGAGAGATTAGCGTCGCCGAGTGGCAGCTCGAGATGAAGGAATTCATTCGGACCATTCACCGCGAGGCGACCATCGTCGCGTATGGCGGCATCGAGAATGTGACTCAGGCAGCTTGGGGTTATGAGGGCTACCTGGTGAAACTTCAATATCAATATCTTGATCAGTTCGCCGCGGATATCCGTGCAAACCCGTCCGCCTGGATGAATGGCCGGCTGTATGTGCGCATGGACCTATACCGCAAGGCAGAATGGGGAACCTTTGAACAGATGATCCGCTTTCAAAAAAAGCAAGAGGGCTGGACGGAGGAACTACGCGCGCTGGGTGAAGCGGACCACTGCGCAGGATGCCTGGAGCAGGCCGGCTTGGGATGGCAGCCGATCAATACACTCGAGCCGATCGGAAGCCAGGACTGCACGACCAACTGTCATTGTGTTTTCGAATATCGCAAGCCAGATGGAAATGGAGACTGGATATATGACAAAGGTAACTGATGAACTCCCCCCGATGGAAATGGAGGATGAGCCTCACCCGATGAAAGTGATCGTTCCGTTAAACGGATCTATTGGGTTTCTGGCGACAAGAAATTTTAGCGGCGAATTTCCTATTTGGAGAAAATACAAGAGGATAGGTTGGGCTTTGCGTTATGTAAATAATAAAGATAGGTCTTATGGATAGACCGACCATCTTCGATGAACGGAACCGCCCGTTTTGGGATGCCCTGCGCCGCTTCCTGATCTGGCTCCTGCGCGAGCTCGACAAATGGTATGGGTGGAACACAGATCCAAATCTGCTCATGACAAAGGATTAGGGATGGATAAAAGACAGAGCCCAGCCCTGATGATCCTGTTCGCATTCTTTGCGATGTTCATGGTCGTCAGAGGTTCTGTGCTGAGCGACAACATTCTGCTTTCCAATGTCTTCGGTGTTGACTGGCGCCTCTATTTCCAACCCGCCGCGGAGTCTATGCTTGGCGGACTCTCACCTTATGATGTTGCCGGCTTTTGGAACCCACCGTGGATGCTGGTCCCATTGCTTCGCCTGGCAAAACTTTCCCTGGATATTTCGATCCCGATCATGTTCGTCTTGAACATCATGGCCTACAGCTGGGCAGCGCTGCGCCTCGGCATGCACAAAGTGATCGTGATCCCGTTCCTTATCTTCTGCGGTCCGATCATGAATTCTGTTATGGGGAATGTTGACGGCTTGCTCGCCCTGGGTCTTCTGTGTCCGCCCTGGCTTGGAGTTGTCATCCTGATGATCAAGCCGCAGATAGGTTTCCCAGTCATTCTATTCTGGATCGCGCTCGAGCTGACTGCACCAGGCACACGTAAGCAGCGCGTGTGGAGAGTCGTTCGTCTGCTGCTCCCTGCGACGTTCTTGTTAATCGGATCCTGGTTCATCTATGGTCCGTGGTTTCTCAATTCGGTAAACGCGATCGGGATGAAATGGAATACAGCTCCGTGGCCACTGGGTATCCCTGTGGGTCTGTGGCTTCTAGGTGCCGGCATCTACAAACGCGATATCAGTTTTGCACTCATGGCCGTTCCGTTCGTAACGCCATACCTGACGATATACACCTGGTCATTTTCTGCGATGGGTGCATTTATTGCGCTGTCCAGTTTACTTGTGCAGGTACGGTCATCTGTGTCTGCACTGAAGATCGAAAAGCGCAGGGATGCCTATGTTGAATAGTGCCATTTTGACACCTTGCGCGTAAGTATCCTTATGCCTATGATGTAATTTGAAAAGTAAATATCTTGGGTCACCTGCCGAAAGGCAAAACGCCCGCTCTTGAAGGACCGCAGCTCTTACCTGCGCCTTTGGGAGCGGGTTTTTCATTCACGCCCACGTGGGCGGCAAAAACACGGAGGAACGATGTTTAACAGATTTACGACAGCTGGTCTCTATTTCGATAAGGACGATGGTGCGGGCACTACACCGGAGAACGACGCCGAGGACAAGGACGAAGGCAAGAAAGCTGACGGACTTGATCAAAAGTCGGAAGACGAAAAGAAGGATGGAAAGGCCAAAGCTGAGGATAAGAAATTCACTCAGGCCGAGGTTGATCAGATCATCAAAGAGCGTCTCACCCGCGAATCCAAGAAGTCCGAAGAAAAGGCAGAGGCAGCGCGCAGACAGGCAGAAGAAGAAGCCCTGACCAAAAATAGCGAGTTCCAAAAGCTGGCAGAAAAACGACAGCTGACCATCACGGAACTCGAGGCCCAGATTGGCAACCTCACTCCGATCAAGGAGCAGGCCGAGAAATACAAAGGCGCGCTGGATAAGTATCTGACAGAGGCCAAGAAGACTCTCCCAAAGCACGTGCTGCCTTTGGTGGAAAAGCTCGACATTGTGGATGCGCTTGAATACATCACCGCGAATGCAAAAGAGCTTGGAGTCACGATCGCCGGCATCCCTGAGACGCCGAAAGAAAAAGACAGCAAAAAATTGACGGATGAGCAAAAGAAGCAGGCGTCCACAAGCGTTTCAAATCTCATCCAGCAAAACTTTTAGTTACTTATTTCCAAACAAGGAGAAACCACATGACTGCTATTGCACTCACAACTGCAAATAAAGTGGAAATCGCCGAGAGCTTCGAACAGATGACTCTTCCGGCGATTGAAGCTGTAACCGCTGGTCAGGCTGTCCGCCTCGACACCAGCACGGGCAAGTTCACCAAGGCCAACGGTTCAAGCTCTGGCGAGGCGCGTATCTACGGCATTGCCACCAAGACCGTCGCCGCCGGCGAACCTGTGACCGCCATCCGTAAGGGTGTGATGGATGGGTTTGCTCTGTCCGCGCTTGATTATGACGCTCCGATCTATCTGAGCGACACTGATGGCACGCTGGCCGATGCGGCCGGCACTGTATCCGTTGTTGTTGGCCGTGTTATCCCCGCCACTGGCACCACGCTTGGCACCGGCTTTGACAAAATTCTTTTCGTTGACCTATAAGCGAGGACATCATGGCTAATCAATTGCTCTACGGTTTCATAAGCTTGAAGGACCTTGCTACCCGCCGCGTGACTGAAGTTGGCGTCAACGTTGTGTGGGATGCAATCCAGGCAACTGTTGCTGAACACAACCGGCAGATGGCCGCGTTGAATGCGCTTTTCGCTGAGCGCACAACCCAGTTCAAAGAACGCTTCATCTCCCCCACCGTGGCCCGTCTCCAGCCGTTGGATGACAACGGTCGCGCGCGCCCGATCAAGACTGCCGGCTACTACGATGTAGCTTACCCCATCCAAGCCGGCGGCGCTGCGTGGGGCGCGAACTACGTCACCAGCAAAAAGATGACCGTGCAGGAAGCGTCTGACTTGACTGCCACCCTCATCTCTGCTGATGTTCGTTGGATGCGTGATCATATCCTCGCCGCATTGTTCACCAACGCTTCCTGGTCTCATACTGATGACCTCAAAGGGTCGCTCACCATTCAGGGTTTGGCGAACTCCGATGCCGTCAAGTACCTGCTTTTGCAGGGAGCAGACGCCGGCGCGACTGACACTCATTATCTCGCGCAGGCTGACGCAATCGACGACACTCACAACCCGTTCGAAGGCATTTATGACGAACTCAAGGAACATCCTGAGAATGCCGGCGAAGTGGTTGCGTTCATCCCCACCAACCTGAAGGCATCCGTCAAAGCGTTGACTGAATTCCACGCTGAAGCCGATCCCAACATCCGCGTGGGTGCAAATACCGACGTGGTCTCTGGTAATTTGGGCGTTGCAACTCCTGGCACATTGTTCGGCTATACCGACTCCAAGGTCTGGTTGGTCGAATGGCGCTCTCTGCCGGATAGCTACATCATTGCCACCACCACCCAAGGCGCGCGCCCGCTTAAGATGCGCGAGCACGAAGAGACCGAACTGCAAGGCTTCAACCTTGTGGCTCAGCGCGACGACCACCCGTATAACGAAAGCCAATGGCTGCGCTATGCCGGCTTTGGTGGTTACAACCGTGTCGGCGCTCTTGTCAAGCGCATTGGAAATGGCACATACGCCATCCCGACCAACTACACCGTCCCGATGCCCTAACTCTGAATGAAAAAGCCCACTCTGCCTAAACCGCAGAGTGGGCTTCGGAGATATCCATGCACATTACTGTATTAGCAACCAAACGAGGTCAGGCCGTTGAGCGCATAACAAACGCCTCGAAGCGGCTGGCCGAAAAACTCAATCTTTCGCCGGCGTTGATCGATGGTCTCACCCCGTATCAGGTCAAAGACCCGCAAGTCAAAGAGATGCGCCGCCTCGAAGGAATTGCCGATCTGCTTGAAGCTCTCGCAAGCGCGCAGGGCATTGACTTGTCCAAAGCGGGCGAGCCGGTTCCTGACAGGAACGTCCCCGCGTCCAGCGTTTCTGCTGTAACGGTTGACGATCTTCCTGCACCTGCTCAAGATCTGACGAAAGCGGCGAAGAGTAAAAGGCTCAATTAATAATGACCGTCTTGTATGGCTCCACTTCCGATGTCGCGGCGCTGGCCGGCACGTACACCACGAGCGGCGCATTCTCCACGACCACCACACCTACGCTTGCGCAGGTGACGGCCTGGTTGACGGATGTGTCTGATCTGATGGACCTTGCCCTGGCTCAGCATCACTTCGAGATCCCGATCGATACAGGGATTACGAATTACGACAAGATCACCAATCTTCTATCAACTGCTGTCGTTCCCCTAGTTGCTGAGTTAAGCCACGCAGCGAATGGAGTAGGAAAATTCTTCACGCAAAGATCAATTGAGTTTGGTGGTTCCTCACCGGCAAACCAGATGAAGGCAGTCACCCATGAATTGAATAAATGGATTGAAGAATTCGCGGACGGCCTGGTTGCTCTGGGATTGACCCAGACACCTGTGATCTCAGAGAACAATGTTCAATTCATACGCACGATCAAACGGAAGAACTGGGAGTAGGTCCTCATGCCTGCGCAGATCACAGTCTCGCACAACGTAAAAGCCGTTCTTCGCACACTGAAGAATTTCCGCGTTCAGACCATTCCGCAGCTGCGAGATGAGACCGTCTCGATCATTGAGAAGGTCATGCGGAAGATGCAAAAGCCAGGCGCGCCAAGCACTTCCCCGGTGAATTGGGACAGCGAGCGACAGAGACGTTTTGTCCTGGCAAAGCTCAGGCTGGAAGGCAACCTCCCCTATTCGCGCAGCAATCAATACATCAATGGCTGGTCCATCGAAAAGACTCCACGCGGAACTCTGCTCAAGAACCCGACGCCAGGCTCGCTGTATATCAGTGGCGGCGCAAGGGGAGATCGGCAGTCCAACATTCACAAGAACCGCTGGACCAAGCTGCGCGATGCCGTTGACGAAGTGATGCAGAAGACTCCGCAATACATTGCAGAGAACCTGCGAAAGCTGGTGAAACGTGACTGATTATTACGGACTTTGTAAAGCGGGATTGATCGCCCGCCTGCGCACGTTGACATCTTATTTCCCTGCTTCAGCCAAGCATGTTACCGCCGGCTGGCAGGTCTCTGATGACGATGCGGTCCTCTCTGAAGGCGGCGATTACTTTGTGATCATCCGCCCTGGCGCATTCCCAACACGCAAGCAAGGCCGCGTGCTCGAGGTCGAATGGCATGCTGACGCCGTGCTCTACGTTCGCTACAAGGAGCAGGCCACATCCTGGACAAGGTTTGAAACCATCCGCTCCGACATCTTCAACTTACTGCATGCCGATCCCACCCTTAACAAGACAAACGGCGTGTACGACGTAGGCGTGAGCGCGCAGGAGAAGGCCGGCAGGCTGGTGGATTCGCAGGGAAACCTGATGAACTGGATCGCCCAAACGCTCGATGTAACCATCAATCAGCGGATCAACATGGTCCGCGCATAAATAAGGAGTAAACACCATGACTCTCGATACTGCATGGGGCCTGGACATCTACCGCGTTGTCCTCTTCCCGTTGTTCACCAGCGGCACAAACAAAGGCGGCATTCAGGCCGCAGACGAAGCTGCTTATGAAGGCTTCGAAGTTCCCGGGCCTGTGTCGTTTGAATTCAATTTCGGCAGTCCTCGCACCATTCCGAACGTTTCGCAGGGCCGTGTCAATGACACGATCATTCTGCCTTCGCTCGATCCCAAGACTGGCGTCCTGCGCTGTTCGTACAACTCCCAGACCTTGAACGCCATGTTGACTGGCGCTGAGATCACGACCGTCGGCGCTGCCAACGTCATTGACGAAGGCACCGACCTTGAAGGTCAGGAGATCCAGTGCGGCATGCTGCTTCAACAGCTCGTCAGCCATGACGATGACGGGAATGTTGTGTGGGTATCGGATGCGTGTCCCAAGGTCACGCTTGTTCCGAGTCCAACCAGCTACAACGAAAACGCGCTGGTGAAGGAATACAACATCGCGCTTTCACCGTCCACCAAGCGTCTCTGGGGTGAATTGCTGGTTGCCGGCACGCACGGCAATACCAAGACCGTGAAATCCAACGTTGTCAGCAACAACAAATTCAACGTGATCGGCTGGCTGGGTGACAACGTTGCTACCGATTTCACACTCCCTGTCGCCAAGCCTGGCATTCTTTCTTCAGCCGCCAAGGTCTGGAACTTCGCCACAGGCGCAGCTGAAGCCGGCGTGTGGGATGACGCAGACGTTCCGACCACCTTCACCCCGACCGTCAAGCCGTCCGCGGGTGAGCTCTTGATCTGCACCTACGAGTGGTAATGCAAACATGACAATGCACCCTGAAATCGAGAAGTACCAGTCCGCGCCAGAATACGCCTACTTGAACAAGGAGGTGATCACGCTTCCTGGCAAACCACCGCACGTCCCACAGCGGACCATTCTGTTGATGGAGTCCTGCGGATTGGTTGAATTGAGACAGGGAAACATTCAGGGTGCATTGCGTCTGCGCGAAAAAGACCAGGTGAGTCTGGCACTCGAAAAGATGTATGCGCCAATGGCGGCATGCTCTTTCGGCGATGTCCCAACGATCGACGAATTCCTTGCGCTGCCAAAGTCTGACATTAACGAGTGGTTGAAAGGCGCGCGCAGGGTTTGCCCTGAGAACTTCGAGTGGCTTGATAAGGCGGAAGTCATCGTCAACAAAGCCATGAGCGAAGGCGAAGTGAAAAAAAAAGACAAGAAGCGGCGCAGGTCCGCAAGTGGCTAAATGAACTGCTTGCCCGTGGCTCCACGGCCGGCGACGCGCTGCCTCAATTCTTTGGTGCGTCATACGATGACTTTTTGAAATACAGGGACGCCTGGCTTACTTATCGCAATCTCGGACACGTGGATGCGAATGGCGCATGGGTGGCGCCGATCTCATTCGTTGAGTCACAGCAACTACCGAAGGCTATGTTGAATGTTTTCTTCGAGCTCGACAATCTGATCTCGAAGATGCAGGCCAAACAAGCCAAGAAGAACAAGGTTAAGAAACCACGATGAGTGAAGAATCCCTAGATATCATGCTGCGCGTCCTTCTGGGCGATGATACTGTTCGCAAGTTTCAGAGCGGTATGATCTCGATGGAGGAAGCTCTTGAAGGGGTGGACCAGAAAACAGTAGAGCTGGCCAACACCTTTGCAACCGAGCTTGACAAGCAGCTAAAAGAACTCGATACACAATTTGCCGCCACAAAAAAGCGGCTCGATTCATTTAAACAGTCTGCCGAGAAACTTGGGCAGATCAGCCAGACCATGCTGGTGGCCGGCAGTGCAGTAGTCGGCGCGATCTACCTATCTGCCAAGACTGAAGCCGAGCGCATCATCGAGGCAGGCGGTGCAGTGGATGAAAGCACCCAGCGCTGGATCGCAACCAACGAAAGGCTGGAGCAATCACAGCAGCGTGTCGGAAAAGTCGCCATGTCTGCCGTCGTGCCTTTGATGGAGAAGGCTGCTGACCTCGCAGAGAAAGCCGCTGACTTTGTAGAAAAGAACCCTGAGCTTGTATCAGCTGCATTGAAGATCGGACTTGTGGTTGCCACATTGGGAGCGGTTGGCACAGCCGTCTCAAAGGGTATCCGCCTATATGCAGACGTCGCTTTTCTGGGCGCAGTTGCTACACAAGAAAGCGCGGCGCTGATTATGAAATCCGCTGCGGCTGATCAGTTGGCCGCGGCTGTGGCCCAAAAGGGAAGCGGAGCAATTCCAACTCCTGGAACTCAGCCATCGCAACTTAGTGGCGCAGCCAAGACTCTTGGTGCCGTTACATTGATTGCCACATCGTTGATCATTGGCGCGGAAGTTGGTTCCTTGATTGGGAATGCCATCGCAAAGCAAATCTATGGCGAGGGCACGAAAGATCAAGGCGTGGCGGATGCGGCTCTTACTTTTACGCGGATATTTCGTTTGCCTGCTGAGCTTGCCGGCGAGGCATGGAAGAAGATCGGCTTTGATGAGCTTGGAAACCTGATCCTTGATACGTCTCAAAAAGCTGATGATTTTACAAAGGAATTACTTGGGCTTTCTACCGCTGAGGATGAAGTCACTAATGCTACCAAGAAACTGATATCCGTTGCCGAGGATGAAGCCAAGGGACGCGAGATCCTCGAGAAGCTCGCAGAAGATCAAGCCGCCGCCGAACGCAAATATGCAGACGAACGGCAGGACATCCTGCTCGACTCTTCACGCGCGTTGGAGGATGCCAACCGAAACCTTCAAAGCAGCCTGAGCGATATTGCCGCTTCCCTGACTTCCAATATCTCAAACATTCGATCCGAGCTGAAGGATACGCTTGCGGACCTCAGCGCAGACTTTGCCGAGGCAAACCTCGAAGCCGAGCGTGATTATCAACAGCAGCGCGCGGACATCATCGCAGACGGTGAAGCCGAGATCGCCCGCATTCAACAGCAGGCGCAAAAGGATCTCGAAGACCTCGAGCGCGAGCATGCGCGTAACGTGGCCGGCGCGGTCAATGAACGTGATGCCCTGGCGCTGGTCGATGAAAACCAGAACTATCTGGACCGCAAGGCGGAAATCGAAGAAAGCGCACGGCTCGCCATCGAGCAGGCGCGCGCGAATACCGAAGCTCAACTAGCGGAGGCCGCCCGCAATTATGAAGAACAACGAGCGCAACGTCTGGCCGAATATGAGAAGCAAAAGGCTGAAGCCAAAGCCCAGGCTGAAGAAGCCATTGCCGATGCCCGTGCAAAAGCTGCCGAACAAAAGAAACAGGCAGAAGAGAAATACAAGCTGGAGCAGGAAGAGATAGCCCGAAAGCAGGCTGAGCAGCTCGAAGACCTGCGCCGTCATTCAGACAACGAACGCCGCGAAAGAGTCCTGGCTGCCAATCAAGCCATCACGGATCTGGGTGGCGCCCTGAATGCCGAGGCTGAACTGCGCCGCAAGTATTACGACGTCATGCTCGCCGATGCCAATAACTTTATGTCTTCCTATTCGAGCGCACTGAGCAGTTCCACCACAGGAAGCGCAGGACCTGCACCCAAATCAAGCAGCCCGGGCTCGAGCTCAAGCGCATTGTCCATCAGACCATTAGGCAGTGATGCGCTGCGCTCAATGGTTGGGAGCAAGCTCGCGCAGGAGTCCATGACCCCATTTGGCGGCGATGGATCCATCGTTTGGAATGATTACCGAACCTTCGACGCGGATGTGTCTGTGGCCACACGCGAAGCGATCAAGATGGACACATTGCAAACGCTTGAGAAGGCCATGCAGAACGCTGCCAAGAGGCGAAGATAATGACCGACCTATTTGCAATCTCACTGACCTCTGATGAAGGTGATTTCGTTTACCTGACCGACTCTGGCGTGGTGACTCCAGATCCAGGCTATGACCCGTATAGCAAACCACAGCCCCTGGGGAATGGCGGCACGCGTGGTGCCGGCTGGCCGATCGCAACGTGGACATGGACCGCCCTGCGCAGTGAGGACTTCGAGTTCCTGCGCACATATTGTGCCGACCTGTACGCCGATGATATCTGGATCAAGACACCCGATCACAATGGCGACTGGGTCACCGCCCGCACGAAGATGTTCTGGCCGCGCGGCGTAAAGTGGGACGGCGATGCCATCCAGGGCTTTACTGTGACCTTCAAGGTCAAATCATCGACTCCTATCGTATAGGGCAAACATGGCAGTTCTTACCCCGATCACCTCAGATCAACTTCTTACACTCAATTCGGAGAACCAGCGCTCTGAATTGTTCCTGGCATTCACAGAGCACCCGCCTGTGATATTTCGCTGCGTCATCAACCAGACGTTCACCACGCACGACCAGGTATATGAGCTTACCTACGACACGCCCACGGGAGACTATACCGATGTGATCCCAGGCATGGTTGCATGGATCGGGTCCTCTGCCGGCAAGTACGACTATGGCCAGGTGCGCGTGCGCAAGGCCCTGACGGCTGACAAGGTTTTCATCAACGAGGTTTCCGAGGTTGCATGGGCCAATGACCTGCACGTGACGATCGTAGATGAGATGGGCCTGTTCCCAAAGCATCTTTACATCGATGAAAATCAGGAAGTCTTCATGGACCGTGATGTTGCGTACACCGATCAGCATGAAGTATTTGCGCCTGTCCCGATCATGGGATGCAATGCAGTGATCGACGTGGAGTCCTATCCTGTCACCGTCAAATTCCCTGGTGCGGACCGCTCCTGGGTGATCGGCTCAACCATTGCGTCACATCTTTGGACGGCAACCGCCGGCACGCTGACCAACGAAACAACAGACGATCCAACGCTGACAATCGCCTCCTATCCTACCAACGGGTTAATCAGGGTTGCATACACACCCACAACCGCCGCGGGCGCATCTTTCACTGGATATCGTTACGTCAAGGTCTACGATGCCACGCACCGACCCGTTGAGGTTTTCCAGCTTACAAACTGTCAGGGAGACTTCTCTTCAGGTGGATTTTCGTTTGAAGTCGTTTTATATACCGACGTAACCCGCGATGATATCCGCGACCGTGCGCCGATTGTGTTGTTCAGAAAAGACTACTATGGCGACGATGAAATCTCCCTGGGACAGCTCGAAGGCCGCGAGATTATCGAGGCGTGCGGCTGGGTCGATGGAGAGAGCATTGTCTACGACCCTGAAGCGGGCACAGTTTCATTCAGCGTGCAGGGGCCGCAGTTCTGGATGGAGAAGATCAATGCGTATCCGACTGGTGTACGCATTGCCAATAAAGCCACGGGCTCATGGACTCTTATTCCTGGTCTGACTGTTGACCGCGGTCTCTGGCACTTCCTGCACTGGCGCACAACTGCAACCGCCATCCTCGATGTAACGCTGACAGGCGACGGACGATACGCGTCCGAGGTCAGTTCTCCGCAGTCTTCGCTATGGGGGCAGATTGTCGAGATGGCCGGCACCAGCATCTTTGCGACAGGCGGCTTTGATCAATACGGACGCCTGTTCATCAGCATTGATCCTCAAATGACTCCCGTGGCAGACCGCACGGCCATTCCGATTATCCAGGACTTTCAGACCGATGAATGGGAAGGGCAGATCCAGATCCAACGCCGTATCGTTTCAGACGTGGCGCAGATCTACTTCAGCGGAATCGCTGTGGATATCTCAGGCAAAGGCAAGGCATACTTTTCGCTTTCGCCCGGCCATATGTTCCGCAGGTATGGATCGATCATGACCGTGGAACGCATCCTGCTGACAGATCAGACACATTCCAATGACCTCTGCGGGCTGCTGGCCGGCTGGAAGAACAATCAATATCCGAAGATCCAGATCAACCTGGCGCAGAACAACCCCATGTTCACACTCTTCCCACCCCAGTATGGGCATATCGATATTGCAGCCACAGACACGGAGCGCGGCATCGAGCGATCGCTGGACCTTGTGCCTCGCACCATTACGCGTGTCTTTGACAGTGAGTCTGGCGTGATCTCCACGCAGATCACCTTCGAAGCGGCCACACTTCCAGACCTTTCCACAAATGGCGACGTGCCAGGCATTATCGATTCTGGTGACATCGTTAATCCGCCCATCGACGACATCATTATTCCGCCCGTGGATATCGTCATCTTGCCGCCTGATGATCCGAACAGCTCACGCCCGAAAACGCTGGTGATTGCCGGCTCGCTGGGAGTCTTCTACACGGAAAATGCAGACGCGGACGACGTTGCGGATATCGAATGGTTCCCGATGAACGAAGGTCTGACCGAGGATCAATACGAGAACATTGTCAATATGTTCCTGACGCCAAGCGGCAAAATCTGGATACATTGCAGATACGCCGCCGGCGACAGTATCCATTATGCAAATGGCGTGGGCTGGCCATTCCAGACGCTTGTTACCCAGGCCGAAATCTCGCCGTCAGGGTCAACGATTGAGGCGCTCGGTTACTCGCCATATGAAAGCGAAAAAATCCTGTTTGTGGCAGGGCTGGACAGCGCATTTGATGCATATGTCGGCGATAGCTCTGGCTATTCTCAGATCGATTTGGGATATCAAATCTATTACCGTCAGGTGCCTGGAATGTGGATTGTATGCACCGACGGAGGGAATTGGTACTTTTTTGGAAGCGTTGGAGGTGTGTTCTCAACCCCCTGGCTGTTTATTATCGATAGCGGCTATACCTTGCTGTATTCGGACAGTATCAACACCGCGACTGGGCAGGACTACGCCTACCGCAGGGCTG